GTTCCAGAATATCGCCATCGGCTTCCACTGAAAGCCAAGGCGCCAGGTCAGGCGTGGTGAATGCCTCATTCGGCCACTCAATAGGATAGGGCAGCGCGGCGGCTACAAGCCGGTTGCGCGCGTCGGTCCAAGGCGCCGGGGTCATCCGCCCCTCACCCAAAGTTCATACGATGTCAGGTTATCGCTGGTCATGCGCGCGTGAACGCCAAGCACTGCCCAGCTTCGCCCGTCTATCAGCACGAAATCGCCTTTGACCGGTGGCAAGTTTGAAAGCGGTTCGGCATCAATGATCAGCCGCGCATCGCCGTTCATCACGCCGCCCGCGATTTCCTCTGGCGAGAATTGGCGAAGGTATCCGTTCGCCGTCGCCTCGGTGAAGGTGGTGCCGGTGCCGATGCGCCGCCTGAGCGTCACGGGGCGCCCGAACCGTTCTAAGATGCGCGGCACGGCATTGACGATGCTCATGCGCTCATTTTCCGCCACGGCTGCAACAGCGTGATAGCCTGCGCTGGCAGCGCGTCCGAGTTTGAGCGCGGATCGAGATAGGATACAGACCCGACGCCATCTGCGCTTTCGCTGCGAATGTGCGGATCCCGGCCCCGGCTGGAATGGATAGCCTGCAAGACAATAAGGCACGCGCGCTCAATATCCTGCGGCAGATCGGTCAAGAGCGTGTAGCCTGCCGCGTATGTGACCTGCAGGACCGTTGCGCGCCATTGGATGCGATAGTCGCCTGAGAGGCGGTAAAGCAGGGATCCATCGAGTTCGTAGTCAGTCGCGGCGAGCGTGGTGCCGTCTTCAATGACTGACGTGATGGAAGGCGCAATGTCCCGGTCGAGAATGATGCACGGCAGATCGACGCCGCGTTCAGTCTGCCGCACCGTCGCGCGGCCAAAGCCTTCCGGTCGACCGCAATACCGCGCGCATACGTCCGACGCCTGGCCGATCAATTCCTGCAAGCCCGTGGTCGCAGGGGTGCCATGCAAGTCAAGTTCGCGCGTAGCCGTAGCAGTAACGGTGAGGGCATTGGTCACGGGCGGGGTTATGACTGTGATCATGGCCTTGCCTGAGCTGGTGTAAAGGCGCCGCGTGCTGCGGCGGGATTGAAAGCCGGGCGCCCGGTTGCCGGTGTGAACGCGCCGCGCGAAGCAGCAGCATTGCCACGCGCCAAGCCTGGCAGAAAGGCACTGGCGCCTTGCAGCAAGGCGCCCGGCACAAGCGCCCCGCCAGTCGCCGCGCCAGCAACCAAGGACGCGCCAGCCGAGATAGTCGCGCCCGGCGATACCGCACCGCCGAGCGCCTGGCCCGCCGTGATATTTGCTGACGCGCCAAACGTGACGCCCGGTGCGATAATTGCGCCAGACTGCGATAAAAAGAGCGTCAAAAGAGACACTAGCTATCTCCTTTGCCGAGAGTCTTGAAAATCAAACCAAAGCGCGAAGCTTGGTTAAAGCATCTTCCACATCAGCAATATCAGCATCAAGTCTCGCTGCTAATGCAAAATCGATTGCTTCGCTTCGCTGCTGGTTTAATCTTGCCAGACGCATTTCAGCAAACCGGATCAGCTCGTGGATCATAATTTGCGCGGTCCTTATACCAGCGGAATCAACTCTTGCGCCACAACCGACAGATGCGATTGCAGCATCACAACATCATAAAGGTCCGTGCCATCAAGAATAGCATAAGCAGCCATTCGCCCGCCCAAAGATGCGGTGCCGATCTGAATAAAGTCAGTCGGCACATAGGGCGAAAAAACACGGTTCTTTACGTCAAACCGATATATCTGGTTCAACTGGCTGGCCACATACACATTGACGTATGTAAATCGACCCTCGTTTCCAAATGGCGAACAACAACCAGTGGTGCCGGTGCCGAATGCGTTAATGTTTCCGTCATAGGCAATCGCACCAGTCCACGTTCCAGTTATGCTGCCTGCAATGTCGAGAACATCAAGCGTTACTACCGCGCCGCCTTGAAAGAAATAATTGAATGAGTGCCTTGCATTGCGGGCCACGTCAGGCTGAATGCCAAATGATGGTGCCCAAAGACACCCAGCACCATTAACAGCAGGCGCGACACCAAAATATGTCGTTGACCACGCATCAGCCGCGATAGAGTTGGTGCCGTTGTTGATGGTGGCATCCATGTAATTGTAGGTATAGACCGTACTGTTTGCGGTTGTGCGGAGCAGGATCAAATTCGGCTGCTCAATCACGAAGCGCGCCGCGCTGGAAGGCTGCGTCGTCCAAGCGGTGCCAAGCGTATAGACCGCGCTCGGCCCAGCCGTGTGCGAAGCGATGATGCGGCGCTGCCCTACCGCCGCTGGCGTGGTAGGATCGCCAACAATGCGAATTTGAAAATTGCGGTATTCATTGGCAGCAACCACAGCGTCCCCAAGCGCCGCTTGTCCGGTAATTGTGGAAGCGCCTGAAGCCGTGGCAAGGAGCGCAACAAGGCCAGTATCGTAGGACGTGGCGCCCTTTACCATGCCCTCGCCGGGCTTGTGGTTGTACGGCACATAAAGTTCGTCCATTACCAGCATTGCACTATCTGTAGATAGCGTAGCTGGAAGGTTCGTGAACGTTCTGTTTGCAAATGTGTTTGAAGCAGGTTCAAACGTGCGGAAAGCGCCAGCAGCCAAAGTGCCAGAGCCAAGCATAAACAGGCGGCCACACAGCAATTCATACCGCGCGCCAGTCGCAGGCGTAAAGGTGAAAGCAGTATCCACATTTATCATCGGCGTGGTGCCTGCCGTGTTGGCTATAATCCAGCGCTCTTCTGTCTTGCCTGCGACAGTATCAATGATGCGGATTCGAAATCCAAACTCACCACTGCCGCCGCGATTGGCGAGCATGTTCACGCCAACCGCCGTTGGAAGCGCAGTCGAAAGTGTGAAACTGGTCGTCGTTGCACCGGCAGCGATAGTTCCGACTGCGCCAAACGAAGGCGCGAAAGCAGAAGTTGACCCAGCCCCGAAAGTGCCAGCAGTAAGCGGCGTAGCGCTGACAAGCTGGGTGGCCTTCGTCATGATGTTGTATCGGTGCAGCGCAGTATTGGAATACAGCATATAAATAAACGGATTGCGGCTGGTATCGTTCCGCATATCGCTTGTCATGGACATAGCGGCTGGATGCGCCGCTGGCATAGGACCAGACTGCACCCAAATCTGACGGTCAATTCCTTTTTTGAATGTATTTGCCATATCAGGTAATCCTTGCCCTTACGCAATCGGCCCAAGCCGAAAGATTAATCTGGTTGATCAGCATTTGAGCAGGTCGCCCGCCAATGTTTGTCTGATCACCCAGTGTGGCAACAGTACCGATGTTGCCGATGGAGCTTTGGCCCGCTTCAAGAACAGCAGTTATGCGCTGCCGCCGCTGTGAAGAATCATAAGATCCGGGACTGATAAGCGCCTGCAAAATCTGAAAAAGAATCAACCTAATTCTTTCATCAAGAACCGGCATTGGGTTTGACGCGGCCAAGTCGCCATCATTCGTGCCGTCTGTTCCAAGTGCCAATTTGACGCGCTGAAAACGTGTCCCGCTGATATTATCAGCAGCAATTGGAACCGCGCTTGGGTCAGATGAAGGTAGATACGATACGTTATCGCTCATTTTTTACCCTCAATTCTGCAAGTGAATTGTGGAAGCATCCAAGGTGAACGTGCCTCCGCTTGACACCACATCAGAGCCAAAATCGTTCACCGCAATCAATTCGTCAGCACTTGCCGCGCCACCGCGCGAAACGTAATAGACCGCCTTGCGCGCTGTAATTGTTGATGCTGGCCAGCTTACCTGCCCAAGCGCAATATCCACGCGATCATTGGCTGTGTCTTTGGTAACCGTCACCGCAGCAGTCGCTCCGCCGCCAGTATAACCAGCGCCTGAGACTTCATTCGTTACATCGCTGCGCTTGGCGTGCGTGTCCTTGTTTTCGGTATATGCCGAGGTTGTCAGCATCACCCGCACCGTCACCGCGTCAACGTCAATCAAACCGCGAATGACATCATCCCAGAAGGAATTGTAAATCAGGCTGGCCATTATCGCATCCCCTTGAATTGCAGAAAAGCGCCCGCTGCAATTGCGCCCAGCACCGCCATCGTCGTTGCCTTAACAACTTGACTCCAAACGGTTTTCTTTGTCGATCGCCAAGCGTCAAGAAGGTTTCGCAATTCCTTCATATCCTGGCCCGCATTTTCATCATGCAGGCCGATGGATTCCAAAGCCGCCTTCGCGCCCTGCTGAGCGGCGCGGGCAATCATCTGTTCGATAACCTCGGGAGACATTGCGCGGCGCTCTTCTGGCATGGATCAGCCCTCGGCTTTTTTCTTCGCCTTCGGTGGGCCGGGCACTTCTGCCCAGCCTTGCCGAATGGCTACCGCCGCGAGGTCACCGTGGACGGTATCGCCCACGGCAAATTCGCGACCATACACCTCGCCGTCCGGTGCCCCGATAAAAGGCACCGTGACGATTGCCACAACCTCAGACATTAGGTCGTGCTAATGCGAAGGAGCTTGATGGCTTGGGAGTTACGGATGCGCCCGCCAACACGCTTACGGATATAAAACTGCACAAAGCCAGGCAGGGTGATTTCATCGCGCGTCATACGCATGCCGACGCGATCCGCAATCAGATAGCCCTCACGGAAATCACCAAAGGCCAGCGGGAACACGTTGGCGGCAACCGCCGGCATGTCTTCCGCTTCGGTAATCGGGTATCCAATGAAGGTTTCTGGTTGATTGGCAGAAAGCGAAGGCTGCCACAGATAAGCACCCGTGCCGGCGCCTTCGCGGTATTTGCGAAGGGCAGAAAGCACCGCCTTCGAAGTTACCCAACGCGCATTCGCGCGATACCGGGCGCGCAACGCATAGACCAGATCATAGAAGGTATCAGCGCTGGTCGGCAGCGCCGCCGCCTGGCCAGAAGCGATATACTGCAACGTCCCAAAGGCGCGCGTAGCATCCGCAGTCACCACAGGCGTTGGGCCAGCAAGGAAACCAGTCGGACGATTGGTGCCGTTGCCAGAAACAAAGGCCAAGCCTTCGCCCTGCGCCATGGCTTCCGCCGCGCTGGTAACAAGCCAGTTTTCGACGTCGAAGAACAGATCATCAAGGCTTTCTTCAGACGCGCGCGGGCGGGCAGAAGCAAGGCCGAAAGTCGGTGCCACTTCAGCCAAGTCTGGCGTGTTGGTCTGGTTGCGCGTTGCCGCCTCGCCAAGCCATTCGAAAGTCGCGCCGTTGACGTCGAACAGTTCCTTATAGTCAGGGCTGCCCACCGTGCGCACCGTCGCAATCTGACGGATCGGCGAAATGTCCACTGACAACCGCGCAATCGTGCGCTCGATCACTTCCGGCAGGGCAAACCCACCAGCGGAGCCGGTGGAGGTCACAGTCTGAGCGGCGCGGGTTTCAAACCCGTCATCGTTCATCGCGCGAGTTTGCAACGCCTTCGCCGTTTCGCGCATCTTCATTTCAGCGCGCGGGTCGCGCGGATTGCGCACCCAACCGAGGAAGGCATTGCGATAGGCAAGCGCCTCGGCAGTGTCAGCACCAGCGCCTGCCTCGCCAGCGCCACCCGGACGCGCGGCGCGGGTTTCCGCCTGTTCGATGCGCTTTTTGATTTCTGCCTGGGCGTCAAGCACAGCGTCAATGCGCGAAAGCTTTTCGTCCAGAAGCGGATCAGCAGCGCCGCGCTTGGCGATTTCGGCAAGGCGCGCGTCATTCGCGGCCTTGTATTCTTCAAAAGCAGCGCCGATTTTTTCAATGGCGCTGGAAAGAGCCTCAGACATGAGGGGTTCCTTTCAGGATCAAGATTGCAGGGAACGCAGCAGCTTTTCGGCTGCCCGGTTTGCGCGTTCGGTTGCGATCTCGGCCTCTCGCCGCTCGGCACCCATTCGCATCAGGCGAGACACAAGGGCCGTCGCCTGAGACTTCGACACGTCGGGCGCTACATCACGCAGCCACCGCTCGGCATCGGAAGGTTTCAGAATTTCATCAATCGCAGCAGCCTTCACGCGCGTCACGCGCGCCGATTTCGCCGCCGGAAAAGTCACAAGCGAGACTTCCCAAAGGTCAACCGCCCGCACCGTGCGGATGTTTGTTTTGGGATCGTATTCGTCTTCCTTAGTCATGAAACCGATGGACAGGCCGGAAATGGCGCCAGCCTTCACAAGCGCGAAAGCCTCACGCGCCTGGGCAACATCCATCGCCAAGCGGCCCTTCACGCGAAGGCCGCGCTGATCCTCGTCCATGCTCTCCCAAACGCCAATCGGCATATCTTGCCGGTGCTGCCAAAGCATGGCCGGCATAGTGCCCGTCGCGCGATGCTCGGCAAGGCTCGCGGCAAAAGCGCCCGGCACAACAACATCGCCGTAAGCGTCTTCTTGCCCAAAGACAGAGCCGAAGCCTTCAATAACGCCCTCTTCGCCAGCCGCGCGAAGGGCAAGCGCAAAGTCGCGCGTTTCCCGCCGCGCGCCCTGTTCGCGGTTTTCAGTCATGCCAATTTCCTTCGCTTAAACCACCGGAGTTTCCGGCGCGGGCGCAGCGGGAGCGCCATTCATGTTCGCAGGCGTCAAAGGCTCATCAAGGCCGGGCAACGGGTCTTTGCCTTCCTCATCGCGCAATTCATTTCGGGTATAAATGCCAAGTTCCGCCATGGCGCGCGCCCATACTGCTCGGTCCGCCATGCTGCCCGCCGTCAGATAGCGCGTGTCAAATTCGCACCACAAAGGCCCGGCGCCATCCAGCAGAAACTCATCCAGGCGCTGCAACCAAAGTTGGTGCCAAGGCGCCAGCGTGTGCTTCAAATGCGCCGCAAAGAACGCTTCCGAGCTGGCGAAGGTCGCGCTCTTGTCGGAATGCCCCACCATGATCGGAAACACGCCAAAGGCGCGGCAGATTTCCTCAATCTGCAAGCGCCGCGTCTCGACATGCTGCGCGTCCACGCCGGTCATAGCCATCGGCATGTATTTCATGGCATTGTCGAGAATAGCCGTGCCGCTGCGCTTTTCTGCCGTGAAGCGTTGCCATGATGCGCGAAGGCGCTCCATAGCGGCAGTGTCTAGTTTGGCTTCAGTCGTCAGGATACCAGCAGGACGCCCGCCGTTTTCGTGCAGCTTGGCCTGCGATTGTTCAGCCGCCATGGAAAGCCCAATGGCCGAGGCCGCAAGTCGCACCGCATTTAGGCCGCGCCAGAAATCCCACTGCCAATTCGGCAGGTGAAACACATCATCGGGCCCAAGTTCGCCAATGAAGCCGAATTCGTCATGAATCCGATACCGCACCTGATAACGCGCCGTGCGGTCGATCTGGTAATTGCCAGGCCGCACCGGAATCAATTCCCGCACCCGATTGCCGGCCATCACCTTCACCGCCAAGGCATCGCCGGTAAGCGCCGCGTGAAGCGTCATCGTGCGGCGAAACTCGAAGCTCGTCTGCCACTCATTCGGGCGACGGGACAACATCCGAAACTCTGGGATATTGCGCGCAAGCTGGCGCCGCCGATTGGCGTCTTCCCGAAACACATTTAAAGCAGGCGTGGCGCATCCGTCCGCAATCGTCTTCACGCACGCCAGCACCGTCGCCACCTGAAGCGCAGTCTGTGGCGTCACTGCGAGACCGGCAACCGTCGCGCCATAGGCCTCATTTATGCGCGCCATCACCTCTTCGAACGGGCGCGGCGCAGATCGTAAGGAAAGCGCCCCTCGAAGGCGCG